GTGGGGTGTTTGGTGTGGAGGTGTTGTTGTGGTGCAGTCTGGTGGTGGTAGGGGTTGGTCTCGGGATCCTGATTCTGGTGTTGAGGTGATGCCTGTGAAGTGGGCGTTGTTTTTGGATTGGTTGTTGGAGGGGGAGGGTCGTGTGCCGTCGACTCAGAAGGATTGGGCTGCTGAGAATGGGGTGGCTGCGTCGACTGTGCGGAAGTGGAAGCGGGATCCGCGTTTTGTGCGTGAGTGGGATCGGCGTGCTACTGATTTGAATGTGCATCCTGAGAGGACTCAGTCTGTTGTCGAGTCTTTGTGGCGGGCTGCGTCTGGTGGGGATGTGAAGGCTGCTTCTTTGTATTTGCAGTATGTGGAGAAGTTTACGCCGAAGCGGGCGGTTTTGGTTGATGATGGGCGGTCTGTGGCTGGTTTGTCTGATGTGGAGTTGGCTGCTGAGTTGGAGCAGTTGGTTGTTGAGGTTCGTGGGGGTTCGGGTGATTAGGCCTGTTTCGATGTGGGGGCCTAATGCTCAGGGGGTTCGTTCTCGCCCTGATCGGTCTGTGGTGTTGAATCCTGGGGATGTGGAGCGGATGGGGTTTGATTTTGATGAGTTTGATCGGCTGATTAGTGAGGGTACGTCGGAGGCGGAGCGGAATCCGTGGGATTTGGTTGTGGATCCTGAGACTGGCGAGTTGGTTGAGCGTGGGGAGCGTGATCGTGTGCGTGCGGTGGGGTTGCCTGTGGGTGCGGTTGAGGATGCTCTTGCTGCGGATCAGTCTGCAGTGTTGCCTATGTATTGGGCGGTGGAGTTGGGGTCTGAGGATGGGGTTGAGGAGATTTATGCTCGGGTGATGGGGGAGTTGGTTGCTGAGCATGGGGCTCCGTTGGAGGAGTCTGATTATGGGGATCTTGTTTGGGGCGCTATTCACGATTATGCTGAGCGTTTGGGTTTGGTGTATGAGCGTTCTGACAGGAGTGGTGGGCGTTTGTTCTTACAGGGGCGGTTTGTTCCTGAGTCGTACGAGGGTGCTACGGAACCGTCAGCATTGCCAGCGAATCCCGTGCCCTGGGAGGCAATGCACGAAAACCAGCGGTGGGAAGCATTGGGGAGAACTCAGGAAGCGCAGGATCTTTTCGATGAGGGTATGATTTCTGCTGAGGAGTTGGAGCGTCGGAGAGAGTTGTCTGCCGAAGAAATGGACAGAATGTATGATGAATGGCGCAGGGAGGATCGGCAGGAACGGGAAGCACAGTGGGAAGATCCGCGTCCACATTCTGGCGACGAGTTTTTCCATGAGTTCCAGGCCACGCCTGCGTTGACGGGTTTGGGTGGGTTCCAGTCACCTAGGATACCTTCTGGTCTTCCAGGGTTTCAGTCGCCTGGTTCGATGCCTTCTGGTCTCCCAGGGTTTCAGTCACCTGGGATGCTTTCTGGTCCTCCTGGGTTTCAGTCACCTGGGGTACCTTCTGGTCCTCCTGGGTTTGGTGTTCCTTCGGATGGTTTGTTGCGGGATCTGGTTTCGCGGATGGGAGATATGCCGTTGGAACATAAGTTGGCTTTGGCTGCGGCTTTGGCTGGTGCTGGTTTGTTGACTGCGGGAACGGGTGGGCTTGCTGGTCCTGCGTTGATGGCTGGTGGCGGTTTGTCGTTGTTGGGTAACCAGTAATGGGGGTTCGTGCTATTGGTGCTCATCGTGTGCGGCCTCGTCGGGTGCAGCGTGTTCAACTTGAGGATCGTAACCCTGAGGCGTTGTCTTTGGATGTGCCGTTGTTGTCGGCGCAGTCTCCTGCGCCGCAGGTTGATCCGACGGCGTACAGTGGGGGGGATGGCTGGAGAGACCGCTTTTCTGATTTTTTGAAGTCACAGGTGGGTCAGTTGTTGGGGTCTGGGTCTTTGCCTGAGTTGCAGCGTGGTGTGGCGGAACAGTTGACGGGTTTGGCTATGCCGCCGACTCCTGGTGGTCAGATGGCGGCTCCTAGGGTTGCTGGGTATGTGGAGGGTGCTTTGGATCTTGGTCGGCCGTTGTCGTTGGCTGATCTTGGTGTTGGTGGTGTTGGCGGGATGATGATGTTGCCGTTTCCTGGTTTGGGTGCGGCGGATGATGTGGCTCGTCCTGTTGTCAAGATGGGGCGTGGCGTTACTGAGGATGCGTTGCGTGGTATGCGTGAGGCGTTGAAGCGGGCTGATTCTGGGTCTTTGGCTAGTTTCTGGGATGAGGCTAAGGCGGGGAGGATTCGTAGCGGAATCCCTGTGAGGGGTGAGCAGCATGAGTTGTGGAGTGTGGCTGAGTCTGCACAGAATCATGTGGGTATGGGACGTTTGGCTGGTTATTCGGAGGCTGATATAAAGCGGTGGTATTTGCATAATGCTATTGCGGACTCTTTGTCTAACCCTGGGGTGATGACGGAGTTTGATGGGATGACTGGTTTGAAAAGGGGCAATGTTGTTGCGTCGAATCAGGAGCGGGTGGAGAGTGTGTCTTCTGCTGTGTTGGCGAGGGCACGCGCTCAGTACGAGCGCGATTTGTTTTCGTGGGATAAGACTGTTGATGCGGCCCAGGCGACTTCTCAGGTTGCTAAGGTGGCGGATGCTGCGGCTGGGCGGTCGAAGTGGTTTAGAACTGAGGCGGATCCGAGGTTGAACTTATTGGATGACCCGTCGCTTCCTCCGCGGGGTTCCGATTATTACCGTGATTCCGATGGGGCTGTGAGTCGGTATAAGACGAAGGAAACTGCGGCTCAAACGTTGAAGGCTGATGAGTGGGGGTGGATGCCGACTGCTGAAATCGTTGTGTATTTGGATCCTGTTGCGTTGGGGGCGATGCAGGATCATGTGGCGTCTTTTCGGTGGATTGACGGGAAGTTGACTGTGGTGTCTGCGGATGGAGGTAGCGTTGTAGGTAGAGTTAGCGATATGCCCGACGTTGGGTTGCATCCTGTGAGCAACTTTGCTGACGGCAGGACCCATGTTGGCGACCGCATTGTGGAGGTGTTCGGGTGACCAGGAGTGAGAAGAGGCGTCGCAAGGCCCGCAACAAGGCACGGTTTGATGCTGGCGTGCAGCGCCGCATCTTGGAACGCCAAGAGTTCGCTGAGTGGGGGTTGAGACCTGCTTGGTGGGCTTTACGTGACTAGTCGGACCTTGGTTGTGTTGGCATCCGCCGTCATGTTCACTGTTGTGGTGTACACTGTGGAACGCATGTTGGAAAGAGTCACCAAGGAAGCCACTTTAGGAGGTTAGGCCGTGTCGGGGAAAACGCAATCGGATTGGTTGGCCGAGGGGATAAAAGCAGGGTGGTGTGGTCCTCCTGTATGTTCTACCCATGATGGTATTCCGACCACGCTTGAGGAAGACGAGTTGTGGGAGACGGAGGATCCGTGTACGTTTGTGATCCGCCCGTACGCTTCGGCAATGGAACGCGGCCAGGTCGAGGCGAATCATCTTCCTTCTGTGTGGCGTAACGAGTGGACGCCGCGGTTGAGGCTGGTTGAGTAGCCGTTGTCTCGTTTGCAGGAGTTGCGGCAGGAGGCCGAATGGCGTCGCTGCCGCGACGATGAAAAATATTTTTTGGAGAAGTATTGGTGTATTGCGCATCCTGCGCATGGCCGTATTTTGTTCAAGTTGCGTGGCGCTCAGGATGAGGCTTTGAAGCAGTGGGGCCGCAATCGGTACAGTTTGACTTTGAAGGCTCGTCAGATTGGTTGGACGACGTTGGTGGCTGCGCACCAGTTTTGGTTGGCGTTTTTTCGTGATGATCAGAACATTATTGATTTGTCGCGTACTGAGCGTGAGGCTGTGCTGCTTCTCAGGAAAACGAAGTATGGGTTCAGGCATTTGCCGAAGTGGATGGTTGCCAGGGGGCCTGAGTCGTTGGTGGAGCATCAGCAACGCATGTCGTTTGATAATGGTTCGATGATTACGTCGATGCCGTCTGCTTCGGATCCTGCCCGTGGCGAGTCTGCAACGTTGATTGTTGTCGATGAGTGGGCGTTTCTGCCGAACCCTGAGGAGGCTTGGTCCTCTATTGAACCTGTGGCTGATGTGGGTGGCCGCATCATTGGTCTCAGCACGGCTAATGGGTCTGGCAACTTTTTTCACCAGTTGTGGACTGGGGCGGAGGCTGGTGTCAATAGGTTTGAACCAATGTTTTTTCCGTGGTCTGCTACGGAGGATCGTGGCGATGCCTGGTATGAGGAGAAGCGGCGGTCGATGCTGCCCTGGCAGTTGGCTCAGGAGTATCCGACTACTGCCGAGGAGGCGTTTGTCAAGTCGGGTAACCCTGTGTTCGAT